ATTCATATGGAGTTCATTGATTAAACTTTGCTGAATTGTCAGAGCTCCTTGTCTAGTAATAGAATTAACCCTTACCTGAACAGATGGATTTTGTCTTTGGTTATCTACATTTGGGGGACTACCTCCATAAGGGATAATAGTAACCACACTAACATCCTTATCAGCAGGCTCGATTCCAATAAAGAGATTGGTGCCAAAACTCAAAGTTGCCCCTAACGCAGAACAAATTGCATTTGTTGCAGTGAGATCAGTCAAATAAGAGGCTACTGTATTACAAATTGTATTGGCCATATTATCTCCTCTTCTTAGTTCTAAGTATATCCACTGTGTATTTTCCACCCTTTTTTACAACTTTCAAATTCCGCTCAATATCTTTCGCTACCTCTTGTCTGGAGAATTCGTCTTTTATCCATGCGATATACTCATCTCTTTTATCTAACCATGTACTCTCTAAGTATTTAGGCCCTGTTCCAGGTTGCCTAGCTGCTGGTTTTAGAGGACGAGCTTCGTAAGGTAGTAATTCTTCATGGGTCCAAACAGCTATATCCTCACCAGTTTCGTTCAACCTATCATATGTAACATTACCTCTAATATATGAAGGACGCCTCTTCCACAATCCTTTCAAGCCTGATACATCAACATCTACATTACCATCTTTACGCCCTTTAGCTACAAGCTTAGTATATCCACTCTTACCCTTAGTATGCTTATGCCCCAACAATATTCTAGCCTCACCACTTTTCCTTAATAACCCAGAATCTGGAACAAATGGTACTTTGGGCTGTGATCTGGAAAGAAGATCTATTACTATATTAGCCGCAACTTTTATAGCCCCGTCAGATATTTCCTCTCCAAGCATCTCAAAGTTTAACTTTAAGTCCTTAATGTCTCTGGCAGAAACCCCTATTCTACCAGCAGATCCTGTCTTACTTGGTCCAGGACGCGAATATCCTGCTGATCTACTGTCTTTCCAAGCTTTAAATGCCATAATTACACGAGATACAATTTTGTATGATCGTGCTCACCGCCTAATCCAATATGCTTTTCTCTTCCAATAACTACATATGTTTCTGAACCAAATAAAATTTCATAATCAACAAGAATTGTATAGTCAGGTCCTATCCATGCCTCTACTGTAAACTGTTTCTCCTGCCCATTTTTATCAATTATAAGACCTGTCCTTTCCTGCCATCGGCATGGGACACTCGAATACACAGAAGTGAGTGTCGCATCTCCATACCCGTCATCAGATGTGGAATAGATGGTAGTAATTGTTTGATTTAACAGACCTGTAGTTATTGACATTTCTTTAGCTCCCTCACTATTTTTTCTAGCTCCTCTACCCTCTTCTGTAAATCCATTATCTGCTTCTTCAATGGATCAACTCTCAAACCACCAAATATAGGATTAATAGGGAAACTAAGCTTTTCTGTAAGTTGTTCTATCTTACCTATCATCTTATTCCCTCTCCAATTTAGCTCTTGCACCCTCTTTAAGCATTTTGAGATTAGATTTCTTTCTGCCAGTATTTTTACTCTTCTTTCTCTTCTTCTTGCTTTTGTATTGTTTAGCAGCTTTCTTATTGGGTTTACCAGCACCTGTAATTCTAACAACACACCATCTAACTCTCTTTGGTAAAAGAGTTGCTATTGTATCATCTTTGAATTTTACTATTATTCTTTTCCTACTCTTTGTGAATCCTAATAATTCTACCTTTGTCCAACCCTTCTTATTAGTCTTTATCTCTATATACTTTTTTGGTATTCTCTTTCTGAACCTCTTAACCATCCTCTACCTCTTACGAACACCTCTTTTTGGGGTAGTTCGCTTTCGTCTTTTTCTTGTTTCATATGAGTGAATAGTAGGAGTTGTGCCATATTTCTGTCCCCATAATCTGGCTAACTTACGTGTTTTCCTACCTTCTTGCACTAGTCATCGTCCTTTTTATATATCTACTTAGAAGCTTTTTAGCTGTTGGGGATATAGTAATCTTACTCATGCTGCCAGCAGCAATTTCAACTGAAACATCTCCTATCCTAATTTTGTTACTACCTAAACTTTTGTAGGCCTGTATAGAATCCAGACCTGGATTATCTAGAATGAATAAAGCTTGTTCGTACACCGCCTCTTTTACTTGTGGATATATCGGAGCAAATACCCTGAATGCTGTGTCAGTGGTGAGGGATGCTGTAAAAGCTGTGTCCATGTGAACTATTCCATCAGTATTTGAGGAGGCAATAAGCTCAACAAGATTATCGTCAGTTAGGTGACAGCTCCCATATTGCCAATAGTTATTTGGCATAGCCATGTAAGTATCAGAATTTAATACAGTATTCTTAAAGGTTACATCATCTAATAGTGTAGCAGTTGACTCACCTTGAGCAGTAGCACAATTACCTGAAACTGTTTCATGATCATCCCTAGGAAATTCCAGAGGTTGAGCTTCATAATACTTAGCCTCTACAAAATTGAAGTTATCAACATCCCTAGTGCTTTGCTTAAGATACGCCTCTTTAGCTGTAGTTGCTAAGGCATCCCAAGCTGTTGTGCTGCTACGAGTGCCAAAGTATGTGTTGGCCTCCTCAACTGTAACATATGAGTTTGCAGAAAAATCGGCAAGTTTAGCATTGATCGCCATTTGTTACACCATCCTTTTAAAATACTCTATCTGCTCGAACCCTGAAATATCATCATTCTTTCCTGCAGCCACAATTAATTCTGTAAGAGCGAGTTTTTCTTGGTACTTGATATCATCTAATTGCATAGCTATACTATAATCTTTCATACCATAGCAAAATATTTCTATTCCCAACTCCTTATTTATAGCTAATAATATAGATTGTAGAGTAGGATCATCTTGGTAGTATACCTCATCCACACCACCAATTGCTATTTGTAATTGTAGCTGAGCAGATAACTTACTAACATCTATCTCATCATACATAAGATTATTTAGTTTTCTAACACCTAATCTCTTGCCTATATTAAATAAATCGGATCTCCTCTGAACCAACACAGAATCGGGGCACAACCCAGGAAAATCAAGTATAGGACTATTATCAGATTTCACTATCATTATTGTAAAATCTTCTGGACTATTGCACATAATTAATCCAGCACAATACTTCACCCAATTATAACTATTCAAACTAATTATCAACTTTCTCATTTTATGCCTCATATTAGCTTATTGTGACGTATTAATAATAGCTTATCTTGCTTCATCTGTTCTATCCTAGGAATCTGTGGGTAGAATGCTTTTCCAGCATAATGAATAATCTTTGCATCTATATATCTCTTTTTATTAAACCATGCCTCCTCAAAAATTGACATGAAATTCCAAGAGTAATCTAACTCGTGTACAGGAAACTTAAAAAACTGAGCCATATACATAAGGTAAATATCATCATAACCAAGTTGGTCCCAAAGTTGCTGCCCTTCTTTGTATGCAAAAATAGGTTGATGCATTTTCTCAAATAGACACACACCAGTATTAATATAACCCTCTGTCCAACCAATCTTTGTGAATTGCTTCTGCACAGCCTTAATTCTCCGTCTACGATCAGTCAATCTAGAGCCTTTGTCTTCAAATATACTTCCTATATAGCCTCTTGGCACCTCATCAAATATACTAGAACAAGTTTTCATAATCAATACATCAGTATCTATTACAGCTATTCTATCATACTCTTTGAACAAATCATGGATCTGTAAGATTCTGTAATGCGGATGCAAATCTTTGGGGTCAGACAATATTTTAAAGTCAGCACCACAAAATTTAGCGTATCGCTTAAGTCCAGGATGAGTTAATTTTACCATCTCTTCAATATGATCATCAGCTCTAGTTACAACTAATCTTTTACTCATTTTTTATGCTCCACTAGAATGTCATAAAATTCTTCATTTAAACTTTTCTGTATATCTTTCAGATCTTGGTTGCTTAATTGTTTTGAGTTAATAAGATTATTGCTGTATTCATCCATAGTAGAAAAGTCTGTGCCTTCATACCTATCCTGCCAATATTGCGTAGAAGGATAAGGGCAAAGCATTGTAAATCCGACCACGCTAGGTTGAATTTCCCTGATTAATTCACGAGTTTCTTCTATTGTTTCTTCTGTTTCATTAGGCATTCCTAATATGAAAAACGCCCTACGGCCAATTCTTTCTAGCTTGGCCCATTTAAAAACATCTTTTATCTTTTGTACTGTTACTCCCTTCTTCATATCATTAAGGAGCTTCTGTGACCCACTCTCCACACCAAAATTGAGTTGATTACAACCAGCTTTCTTTGCTAACTGCAACATATACTGATCCATATAAGCAATATGTGCATTTGCCTCAAATGGAATTGTGTTTCGTCTCTGAATCTTTGCGTTACAAAAATCAATTACAGCTCTTCTGGGATGTGCCCAAGTTGGGTCGAGGAATTTAAAGCTAGTAATATTATAATTCTTAGCTATTTCTTCTAACTCATCCAAAACATCATCAGGATCTCTAACTCTGACATTATTACTAGACATTAATTTTTCACTACAAAATGTACAAGAATGAGAACAACCTCTTCGACTCTGCAAAGCTGTAATTCTCTCCCCACAAATATCTTCGCAAAGATCTAACATTTGCTCTTGACCTATCAGTTCTCGATTAGGCCAAGGCAAATGTTCGAAGGCTAGGGGCCTACCAGATATAAATCTATTTCTATTACCATATAATATCTTGAGAAACGGAACTTCCCCTTCGCCAATGACTACTTGGTCAAAGGCGATATGGATAGTCTGTGGTGTAGCTGTTGCGTGCCATCCACCTAATACAGTGTGCGTGTCTGGTAAATTTTTAGCTATCTCAAGGCACTGTGGGTATGTTGGAGTGGTTGAAGTAAAAGCCACTATATCAAATGATCTCAAATAATCATAATTTAAATGATTAAAGTTAAGATTTAGCACACCCATAATCAAATCATCTTTATAATGTTTATTACAATAAGCTGCAATATAAGAAATCCCAAGAGGTTCCCAAACATTCTTATATTTTGGGACTACAAATAATACTTTCTTCATTCTATGCCCCATTGATTAATGCACATATTAAAGGTATACTATCTTCCATCTCTTTATATATAGGCAAAGCTATCATTCTACTATAAATATCATCTGTAACAGGGAATCCAGAAACAAGGGGTTCGTAATACTTCTTAACTTCTATTTCGTATGACCAAAATAAGTCTGCTACAGCATCTCTCTTTTCTGTAGAATCAAATAAAATTGAGAACGTGCTCCAATTAGACTGTCTTTGTATGTGCTGAGTAATGAAAGGAACTTTTATTAATCCTTTATATTTGCGTATCATTCGTATTCTATCTTCGAGTCTGCTATGATATGTAGATAGAGAATTGAAAAATAACAAAGCATTTATCTCAGTAATTTTAGCAGATAACTTTACAATCTCTCTAGCGTCTTCATGCATATTAGGATCATTTGTTAGGATTATTCCACCCTGCCCTGCAGTAACTGGTTTTGTAAAGCTGAAGCTTACAACTTCTATTAGGCCTCTATCCCCTAAATTCTGTAATCCAAATCCGTGAGCTGCATCATATATAACAGGTAAACTTGTTTCAATATAAGTTGCCGATCCAAATATATCTACTGGAACAACAGCATGAATATACTCATTACAGGTACTAAGATCAATAGACCAAGTATCTTTGTGAATATCACAAAAGACTGGGTGATTACCTGAACATCTAATTGCATGCTCTGTACTGGGCCACGTAAAACTTGGAAGTGCAATTCCTCTGTTCTTCATACCTGTAGCTAATAGAGCTGCAGTTAACCCTTGAGTTGCACTCGAACAGGCTACAGCATACTTCACATCATACTCAAGTTTGAAATATTCTTCTAAACGATTTGTATATTCGCCTAAACAGAACCACCCAGATTCTATTATCTTTCTTATCTCAATTAATTCGGACTCGGAAATCTTCAGATCCGGCTTGCAAAACGGTATTTTCATCCTTTTCCTCTATTACAGGTTTACATATTGAACATTCCCCTGGTGTCATATAACTGCCTGCAACAATCTGCCTTACGCTCTCACATTTCATACATTTTATAGATATGAGAGTGGCCTTACTCACAGTACCTCTATTTAATAGCTCGTACCCTTTATCAGATAGTGCGCTCTTTACACCATTTATTGACAATTTCTTCGGCATTTAATCATCTCCTTACTTAAAAAACTTCCTCAATATTTCTTTTAGCCTATCCAATCTATCATAATCAACGAATTGATTATTTCCTATATAGCAAGAATTAGTGTGAACAAAATCTGCATTTGGAAAATCACCACTGTACTGAACTAAAAATGGATGTTTAGTGAGGTTTCCTCCCACTATAGGAGATCTACTTTCTATTTCATTCTCTTCAAGTACTTTCAAGAAATCCTTAAGCATCCCCTTTCGTCTAAATATAAAAGGAAAACAAAAAGAAGATATACCCTCACTATCAAGTAACAATAAATGCCCCCCATAAGGCTTACAAATCTCTAAAAAGTATTTGTAGTTTTCATTCCTTTTATCTATAAACTCATCAATCTTTCGTAGTTGTTGCAATCCTACCACCGCGTTGAATTCGCTATTACGTAAATTGAAGCCATCAGTAAGGAACAAAAAAGAAAAATTAGCATCTGGATACCTCTCCTTTATTTCTGCATGATATTGTTCTGGTAGCTCTCTAGCCAACCCATGTGATCTTTTTAGTAACAGAAGCTTATGTAACTCCTCATCATCTGTACAAACCATCCCACCTTCAATTGAAGTTATATGATGACCCCAATAAAATGAGAAGGTTGAACCAATCCCGAAGTTGCCTACTTTAATCCTATCTATAGTGGCTCCATGTGCTTCGCAGCAATCCTCAATCATCATCACATCTTTTGGAATACCTGCAGGAATACCTAATAAATGAGTGACAAAAATTGCTTTAGTATTTGGTGTTATTGCAAACATCATTTTATAGTGGTTAAAAGATAGATCATATAAATTTACATCTACAAACACAGGTCGCAGATTTAGCTGGATTATGGGGGCCACATTAGTAGACCAAGTAACCGCAGGAACAATAATCTCAGTTTCAGGCCCCCAACGATATAGCTCTTTCAAAGATGCTATCAAAAGGAGATTCGCTGAACTCCCAGAATTGACAAACACACTATATTTTGTGCCCAACCACTTTGAATAAGTCTCTTCAAACTCTCGTACCTTTTCACCCTGTGTAAATCTTTTAGTAGTTTTAACAAATTCAGCTAAAAGATTGATATCCACTTCATCTATAGCATTTTCTTGTAATGGCCAATTCATAACTCACCTATTATCCGTAAACATATTTGTAGTATAAACATATGATAAATTACTTTTTGTACTTCTCGATATAGGTCCACACATTTCGTTACTATCATCACATACTAATTTATCAAAACTATATCCATATAATTTCAATTCCCTATCATAAGTGTTACTAACCAACTCAGCTAAATCATCACTATAATAATATCTATAGTCAGTCTTTTTATTAGATAAATTAGCAGGTCTCCCTTTTTTATATGGCAAATTATAACGCTCAGCCAACTTTTGGGGGTCACTATCTAATGTTTCAGGGGGGTTGTATCATAAATCTTCGATATCAATGAAGAATCTATATCACAATAATTAAGTATTGTAGTGCTCTTTGCTGCAGCTCCATACCCTACAATTTCTTGCCCATTATCTCTTAGTTCAGTAAGATATTTTACTAGAATACGTTTTGATTCTCTTACAAAGTCCCCAAATTTAAGTAGGCTCTTTGTTGAATGTAACCCTTCTTGTTTAATCATAGTATCAAGCATAGCATGTGCCTCATCTGATATATTTGAAGCATGTGTTATATCATATCTAATTGAGCCACCATGCTGTACAGGAAATTCTATACGTTCTATGCCTAAATCATAACGCTTCAATAAATTATTAAGAGCGACTATTGAGAAATAAAAAACATGCTCATTATATATTTGGTCATAGGCAATTTTACGTAACATAGAACCTATATAAGATTCTTCTAAGATCCAAACACCTTTAGGTTTAAGTAATTTTTTTATGCCTTCAACAAAATTAGATGGAGTATACACATGACCAAAGGTATGCATAGTTGTAATAACATCAGCACTGCCATAGTCATTTAATACACTATCAGCTATATCTGAATCAAAGAACTCTACTAAAGTTGTAATTCCCATATTTTCACAAATTTCTGCTACATTAGCTGATGGCTCAATATTTAATACAGCACACTCTGCTTTTAAGTTGCTTAATAAGGTACCATCATTACCGCCAATATCAATCACTAAACTATTATCTTCCAATCTACTCTCTATAGATTCAGCCAATAGTTTATACTTTCTCTTCATATATTCTGACGTAGAAGTAAAGAAGGCGTAATTTTCATTAAATACATCTCCCACTTCTGGATGATTAACCATCTGTACAGCAAAACAATTCGGGCAAAAAGCTAACTCTGAGCTATAAAAATACTCAGACCCAAATTGCTCCTTAGTTATAAAATTATTAGCTATAGGCTGTTTTCCTAAATCCAACACAACTTCTAATACGGTATTACAAACTCCACATCTTTTCATTATTTACCCTTTATTATAATTATAAGCATAATTATATTTATCAAAAAGTAGCTGATTGTCTTCTCGGTATAACTCAATTATTTTCTTTTTCCAAGGTTCTGTTAAAGTATGACTACTGCTTGACTTTCTTTCCCACCCATCTAACAAACACTTAAATCCTTCTTCTGAATCTATTCCCAACACATCACATAATTGAGTAACAAATTCATCAAAATTATTTAACATATCCTCATAAAACAATATATGTATCTTATCTTTACCAAATAACTTCTCATACAACTCCAGTATCTGAAAATAGAAGAAGCCATCTAAAGGACTATAATGCAAAAATCTCAAGCAATGCTCCATCCACTCATTAAAACCTACAGGTTGTCTCCAATATCTATAAGGAACTCCCCTTAAATATGCGCCATGATTAGTATACCACGATGAAATAGCTGTAACTTGATCTCTTAATACTATAAGAATTTCACCATCTGGAGCTAACTCATATAACCGTTTAGCACATTGAGACGGTACTCTGCTACGTGTAATATCCTCATTAGAGTAAACCCATATTTTATTTTCATCATTAAATCTGGAAGAAAATATATCCTTGACTTTTGAAGCTTCATAATAAATGTCATCATCTGTGACTATGGAATTTAGTGCAACTTCTATATCAAAATATCCTACACAATCTTCACCAATGTACTGTATAGCATTTGATCTGGCAAAAAGGTATCTCTGAAGCGTGGTAGAACCAGTTTTATTTGCCCCAATATGGATAATTGTCTTGCTCATAATTTTTTTGCTTCTACACCTATCATTCTAATCTCTGTATCTTTCCAATGAAAATATGATTGCTCTACTTCATAAAAATCTAGCTTTTTCATCATAGCATTAATTTTAGATCTGGAATAACAATTCTTATGAAACTGACCTTCACTATTCTGAGGACCAAATAAGCAAGCCATTAGATATCCCCACCTCTGATCCAGCTTCTGTGAATACTGCCCAAACCAATGTAGCTCTTTTATAGCCTCTTCATCATCTCTGTAGAAGTCTTTCCAATCATCAACTCCAATTAACCATTTCTTTACTAAGTTAGCAAAGTCGGGCACAGAAAATTTGAATATACCATTCGATTTCAGTACTCTCTTAACCTCATATAGGAATATCGGCTCTTCCTTAAAAGATAGATGTTCTAATAAAGCATCTGCTCTAACTTCATCAACTGAATTATCTTCAAATGGGAGATTAAATATATCGTACTGCTTAACAATCAAATCATCATCAAATTTATATGTGGGATATCTCACCCTCAATTCATCTAAAGTATCCCAGTCAACATTGATATAGTCCTTGAGAGGTCTTCCACCACAACCTAAGTTTAATTTAATCATCCCTCACTCCTGAACTGATTATACCATAACATTGTGGGTTTTAATTTATGAATTAACCTATTTTGTATTCTTATATCTTCTACAGTCTCTTCTGGATGTCCTTTTATCATACTGGCTGCTGTTTTTATACCAAGCTTATTGGCATTCTCAAAGAATTCTATAGTTTGATCTGAGGTAACTCCTTTATTGTATATATCGAGCATTCTATTAGATAGACTTTCAACGCCAACGTAAAATCCGACACATCCAGCATCTTTCATTAATTTCATTGTCTCATAGTCTACAGTATCCACTCTAGATTCACAGGCGAATTCGAGATTAACGTTGTTCTTAATCATAAGTTCACAGAGCTCTATGAGTCTTTTCTTGTTACAGGTAAAGTTATCCTCTCGATAATAGACCCCCTTACCACCAATAGATTTGATGTACTGTAAATCATCTAATACCCTCTCTGCTGAATAGTACGTATATACACGACCCCAAATCTTCTTAACACTACAGAATGAGCAATTGAATGGGCATCCACGTGAGCTATTAACAACTACAATAGGAGTTGTTTTGCTAAATGGGTACTCCCATGTGTATATGTCCCTGTTGAGGAATATACCGTAGGGGTATCTGGGTAGTTCATCTAAGTTCTTTATCCTATCTGTTGTTATGACTCTCTCAATAAACTCTTCATTAACCAATGGTACAATGATCTTTTCTGCCTCACCTCTGACAATATAAGATACCTTCTCAGGAAAACTATCTGGATAGAGGTATGCGTGAGGACCACCAACTGCAATAACTTCACATTTCAACTTATCTATACTATCAAATATATCATCTGTACAGACCGAAGCTATGTAGATACCAACAAAACTATAGTCTTCAAAGTTATCTTTGTCCCAAGCATTAGGGTCACAATATCTATCAAATATTTCAACATCAATATGATTCTGTTTAAGAACCGAATATAGCATACCGATTCCTATTGGAAATCTCTTCTCGTCAGTCGCAAAACGATGAGGTCCTACTAAGCAATCTTCATTAGGTTTAGCTGTTAATAGTGCTACTCGCATACTTCTAATTCCTCATATTCGGGTAAACCACGAAAATACATTTCATTATCTATCTGTTCCTGCTTCCTAGTGTGCCCTATATTTAAAGGATTACCATCATTATAAACATAAAGAACATCTGAAATGAACATTTGTTTCTCAAAAGGGACCATCTCCAAGATCGGTATCATCACTGCTTGATCATAGCAACTTTGGGCATAGCTCCCAGCTGGAAGAATAAAGTCATCTTTATCTATTTCATTCCATAAAAACCCCTTAAAGGTCTGTAAGTGAACCGCCCGCCACTCAAAATTTCTATAGTCACATTCTTCAGGATAAGCCTTACCTTCTACAATATTCTTAGTTTTCCACACAAAAGATCCGTAAGTCATCCAACACCCGATCTTATTATACACATTATTTAGATGCTCTAAGACAAAGGGGGCAGCTAAAAAATCATCCATATCTACTATAACAACTATATCATCATCTTGTGGGCATAGATAATCAACTGAATTATGTAGCCATCCTTGATTTTTATCGTTAGTTATCAACTTAGCTTTTGGATTTATTGAACAGAGTGATCGTAAATTACCAAGGGTATTGTCTGTACTAGCATCATCAACTAAAATATGTTTATAGTTTTTGTACGTCTGACCAGCAATACTACATACATGTTGTAATACATCACTTTCACAATTGAATCCACAACTAAAAATCAAAAATCTGTTTTCCATTACTGACTCCAAATTTTAGGTATACTGTTACCTGCTATTAACCCCTCCAATATGTTTTCAAATTCTATAAGCCTTTTCTCATCAGTATGTTTAGCTCTAACTTCCCTCAAGGCATTAGCTGTTACTTCTGCAACCTGATCCTTGTCATTTAAAATCACATTAGCAACATCAACTATATCTGACATATCATCTTTATACTCAAAATAGCACTTATCTTTGCCCCACAACAACTCTTTCTCTTCCATTCTGTTAGTTAGCATTGCAGTACCACAAAGTGGTATCTCGAATGTTTTAGCTAGTGGTGTATGTAAAAATCCTCCAGTACAAGCTAAACAACCAATATGTTCCTGTAAATAATTTGTATACTCTTTGCCCCAAATTCTACCATACTTTTTGTCTAACTGCCCACTCTCAACTAAAACACTAATAGCTTTTCGTCTTATATCATATGCTGGTTGGCTACTTTTCCAACTTCCTGCAAACCCAATCTTGTTTAATCTTACCTCGTCTGTAGGTTCAAACTCCCATTCATTAGCACTAAATGGTAGCCATACTGACGACATAGAAGCTTTCTCATCATAGCAATGTCTACGAACTAATAGGGAGAAGTTCATCTCTTTATACCAATCAAAAACACTATCATCTCTTCCAACTATATAGTGATCCTCTTCCACAATTACTGATGGAATTGACAATTTACAAATATCTTTCGGGAGCCATTTATAGCAATTAGGAGAATAAAGAAAAAATAATAGCACATCTGGATGAGTGAGATCTAATAAATCCTTTGCAGTAATCTTCTCATCATATTCAACTGGAGATACTTTGCTATCTTCACCTGGGCCATAGACCATAAACTCATGAGTGTCTCCCCCTAACTTAGCTGCAAAACCAACGCGCGTCCTACTATCGCGGGGGATATATCTATCAAACATCAGTAATATTTTCATTTTATTCTCTGAAGGATGTGGTTAGTCGTATGGCTCCAAGTATAGTGTTTAATCGTACGATCCCTACCGCCCAAACCAATATTACCAATTTGCTCATCTGTAAGTGACTTAGCTTTCTCTACCAAGTCTTCTTTGTCTTTGAATAAGACTATCTCTTTTCCTGGCTTAAAGTATTTTTTTAGTGTCTCTGTTGGGTCGTAATGAAGTGTACAGCTTCCACAACCCATATACCGTAAGAGTCTATTGGAAAAGTAGTCTGGATGATTGTATGTGTTCATAGATAACATCATCTTTGAGCTGTTACATACTTGAGCAAACTGTGCATTTATTACACTACTTGAATATCCTGAACCATATGCTTTTGTATGGAATCCATTGTCTGCTAAGGCCTGTAAGAAAAGGTCCCTTTCTTGATTCTTAGCTCCTATAAAAGAGATATCAGCCATATAATCAGATACAGCTGGAACTGGCTTAAAAATATCAGTATCACAGCCATCAAACACCAAATGACAATTTTCAACGCCCTCATCTATCATCCACTGTACTGCACCGCCCCCACTACAAAATGAGAAATGAGAAGCTTTAGCTAAAGATATTGCCCCGCACTGTTTTCCTGTTTCTGGAGGGTCCATGAGCCAATAAATTACTTTTGTAAGCTCACTACAATCTTTAAGAAGTTGCGGATTAACGCCATTAATCTTGCAGCAGAACATCATATAGGGATCATACTTTTTTACAGTATCTAAAACAAGCCGCTCGAAATATGGCATTCCGAATCTCCATATAATCGTCCTATAATTAATAGGTATGACTGGTCGGATCTTAGCAAATGCTTTACAAATTGATACTGTAGTTGATGATTCTACGTCTGATACGCCAATGACTATTATTGGTTGCATACATTCCTCTCTTGTAGATCATAGGTTGTACAACCTGGTTGGGAGTGCACTCTATCATGGCACTTCTTACATAATGTTACACCCATATCAAGATCTAATGATTGCATATCATTAACTTTTAATCCTTCATAGTGATGTGCATTTATGCCTTCTGTTTCGCCACAGATTTGACATTCATAGTTATCTCGTTCTTTTATCATTTTAGCCCAAATAGTGTAGTCTGGGTGTCTATGATAATCCGGTTTAAGGCCTTTAGGATATTTTATCTGCCCAAAGATACTACAACTTTGTTTACACTCCTCAGAGCAATAAAATCTGCATGCTCCTTGATTTATATGATCTACAGCATATACTCTATTATAAACTTCTGACGTCTTTGGAGTAAACCATTTACCACACTCATTATTTGTACATCTAACTTGAAGCCAATCATTATTCTCTGGGTCTCTTCTCACTTCTTCGTACCAATCTACTTGATGTGCAAAAGTGTCATATAAAGGAATATTTAATTTTACTACTCCCCCCCTATAACTAGGATTACCTACACCTTGCATCCTCTCTATACTACATCTTTTACACTCTTTCCCTGTCTGATAGTTAGCCCAACACATCCAAAATATGTGCCCTTTTCTACCACACTTAAATTTCAACTTAATCTTATTGTTTATGTATATCTTGGATAAGAGCTCATCCCCTCTCCTACCTGCGGCATACCCCATAATAAATTCTATTGTTTTTTTCTTATTACTACGCATCTCTCTACCTCCTCTATAGGTTAAGGGTTGGGGGTGATAGAGGCACCCCCATTCAGAGTTAATTAGACTCTTACCCTATTGACTTATCTATCATTTCTCTTAGAATATCTGCGTCTCTTTCCAGAACAGCGTCATACGTAGTAGGTTTTATTACCCACCAATCTATAGTATGACCTCCACTATCACGACACATCTTAGAATGAACTTCCAAACCCTTCTCCTTAAAAAAGCTGTCCACTGCACGTTTTACCCCATTGTCTGCAGAGGATTTATCGTAATCGTGGCCACCAATAACTCCACCATCTTTGACTTTTTTGTAGTATAATTCAAGCTCAACCATAACATTTTCGTAAGTATGATCAGAATCAAGATAACAAAAATCCAAATCATCTGGGGTGTCATCAACAGCATCAACAGATTTCTTTTTAATCCACTCCACCTTGTCTGCTGGATACTGCCTCAAATTAAGGTTTGCTGTTTTTTCAATTTCCTCTGAAGTCTTCACGTCCAATTCTTTCCCTGCATAACTAAGAAATGGGTCAACTAAATACAGCTTCTTAATGTCAAGGAACTGAAGAATATTCGCTGCATTAGCCGCCTTGAAAACTCCTAACTCAACACCAACAAGATCTTTCTGACCTTGTAAATTGCGAAGAGCCGGGCGGTCCAATTTTTCGAACATGCCAGCCTCTTGCAAGTTATAAAGAAAAGTTTGCACATCATCCAACACCTGCTCCGCACTAATACTCATATAACTATTCCCAGGGACAGTTCTAAAAGTAGTTGGTGTGTTAAGTCTATTTTCGTCTACACAATGGCGTTGTCTTTCGTGGCCTATGATATATGAAGGACATCCTGAAAGTAAGCTAATATGAGTTCCCCCACTCTGTGAAGAAATGGAACATACACTTGTATTAAGCCACTGTATAATTCGTTCAGTATCTGGAGTATCGCTTATCAAATTAATCACACTTTGGTCTTTCGGATAATTGCCTAAACAAGCACCTTCCGGTGTGCCCGCTAAAACTACTGTGAATGTCTGTTTCAGACTATCCACTATCCCGTGCCAAACAGAGGGTGGTACGTTTCTATTTGCCGCTCTCGCCCTTCCCCTTGGAAAAATCGTTATGACCGGACGTTCATTGGGGATTGGTGCAGTCGTGTATTTGCAGAAAAGTTGAATTTGATTCTTAGCCCATTGACTGCAACCTCTAGGTGGCCAAATTTCCACAGTATTCTCAGAAGTATGATCGTAGAATCCCCTAAAGTACTCTATCAGTTTTGCATACATAACTGGATCTGTAAGTGCTCCTGGAGGAGACTCTGGAGGAGGTGCCTCAAAGCAATCTCGCTCTAGCCCCGCTTCGTAGAAAAAGTTGGGAAGGGCGATTGTTGTGAATACGAAATCTTGATGAAATACGTGCCTATCTAAATCACAAAAACAAATGAACTTATGATCTGGATACTTAGTTTGTTTGAGTTGTCTCATACGTCCTTGTAGCATCTGTAAGTGCCAACCTAATTCTGATATTGAAAAGAATACCACTATCTTCTCGTCCGGCCCAAAATACAATTTTTTATCTGTCATATCTCCTCTAAATTTACCACCATCTTATTCTATTCCACATATTGAGTAACGACAATTTAATTCTTGCCCATACCCACCTTAGCCAGCTAACTTTCCAATCCCTAAAATAAAGCTTCTGTTCAGTTATCATTATTCTTTACCTTTCTTCGCACAAGACGAAGACCGTGTACTGGTCAATACGGAGTCGATAAATAACCAACAGCGCCACATCCACATTCATATCCCCAATTATATGATTCTAATTTCTTTTTCTTTCTTTCAATCCACCAATCACGTATAGCAAAAAGATTGACTTTAAAAGAGTATACTGTGTGACCACCTCTTTTAGCTAGGTTGTTCCATAATTTATTTGTAGTTTCCATATTACCCTTTTATATAAATGGATCAACAAAGAACCTGTCTCCACCTCTAGTAGGCCAAGGACGAATCTTAATATAAGCATTTTGTCGTACAGCATCCCGCCACGTAAGAGTCCTTCTACCACCTCCAGAAGCCCCAATACAAAGATTATCTGATATTACAAATTCAACGTGGGTGATATAAGCAGGTTGTCCCCAAAACACCAGACACCCCTCAACCGGAGTATCGACCTCATTACCCTCAAATAGTCTATACAGACCGTGAGCACTCCAATCCCCTTTGCGTGATAGGACACCAACAGACTTTAATATCTCAACACACATTCCAGAACAGTCAAACCCATCAACAGGATCATCACCACCCCAGATATATGGAATGCCCCACATACGCCATGCTATCTTAACCGCCATCTCTCTTTGTGTTTCCACTATCCCACCAACTCTATCCTGAATGAATTACTTTCCCAATAAACTGTTCGATTTATTAATCCAAGAACCTTGTAAGTAGTATTACCAGTAAATCTATAGGTATTCTCTTCATAATAAACACAAGGAAACCCATTTCTACGTATCTTTTCACTCTCATCACAACAGTCTGGGAGTGAATAACTCACCCAAATTGTCCTTTTCCCTTTTTCAATATTTACTGCCCACGTAACCTTAGCTTCTTCATGATAAGCCCCTTTGCTATCAACCCTAACTAATTCTCTCATAGCTACAGCTCTCATATTAATTAAAGCGTTACGTGTAAATTTAACACATACAGTCCCCCCAGGATTGTAGGTTTGATGTTTGACCTCAATTACTGGTGATAAGATATACCAAGGAACAAGATAAATAGCCGCTATTCCAATAGCAAATAAAAGGGATAAAATGAGAACTGAGTATGACAATATATTTCTTATCATTAAGCCCACCCCATTAATAATATCTTTAGTATAGCCCCTGCAATACACGTTCCTATCAAGGCAACTACTCCGTAGACTAACTTCCTGATAGGTTCGAACTCTTGTTTAGTAATATAATGTTTTTCAAGTCGTACTTTAATTTCTTTAACATCTTCTCTAATATATTCAATATGAGTAAATAAATTCTTTTCTGTTACAACCTCTTTGTTGTCCATGCAGAATCACACCATCCTTAGTCTCTATAGATCGCAGTTACGTTATAGGTACAGGTACCACTATCTGACCCATTCTGACTTCTGATAACCAAACCATCATTTGTATTCATACCTCTAGGAGTTTCCCATAACATACGAGTGAAATCTTTACTACTACCAGCACTAAAATCAAAACATGAGTCATGATATTGCTGTATATCACGATGAGCCAGATAAGCATATAACGTCCCAGCACCAACAATTACAGCTCCTATTTCTCCCCATAACTCAAGAGAGGCTTTATTAACTGTGACATTTTCTGTATAAGTTCCAGCCTTAACACTAATAGCATCACCAGCAGATGCAGCAGTTATAGCTGCAGAAATTGTTTTCTTGGCGCATGTAGGACATGTACCATCCCCGCTATTATCTGTCTCACTTTGATCTACATAATAAACTGATCCACCAAATTGGGGAATACTATCTGTGTTGTTTTCTATTAGGGTTTCTAACCCTTCTAGAGCTTCAGCACCTTTTGTACTACCTATTGTATAAGCCATATATAGATCCCCCCTTATTTCAGTTCGGTGAGCACAAGTCCCCCGTAGAAAATGTTGGGGGTAGCAGAATTGCTAACTTTTACGCCCATTCTAATGTCAGATAAACTTTCCGAGATATTAACTAATTGATCGACAGAAGCTGAGGTAACACTAGTAGAATAGACCTCGGCCCATCTATCTAGGGGTGAAAATTTCCCCTCGATTCTGAGATAAAGCGTCGTAGCATTTAGGGTTGCGCATCCGTATTGAACGACTGTGGAATCAGCCTTCATTGGAAAAAGTCCAGCAGTGGCATTGTTTCCTCCTGCGGCGGTATATACGTAAGTTGTGGCAGTGACGGTGGCAGCATTAAACATCCACCTGCCAGATTGTGAAAGGACACTCATTGATAATCACTCCTTTATGATAATAATATCTTCCAAACAGCGTTAGCGTGAGATTGAGAAATATACAGCAACAGATCAATAGTAGAAGGAAGTAATAAATTATGGAAGGATATTGTAAAATAATATACAATAGATTGCTCATTAAGCCCTGTCTTAGTACTTAATGAGCAATATATTACACATTAGGTTTGTTTTTGTTTACACACATTTCGTTTCTGCAGATCATAATAAGTACAGCCTTTTCTAGTATGTGATCTGTGGTGGCACTCCGCACATAATGTTACACCCATATCAAGGTCTAGTGACTGCATATCATTAACATGCAGGCCTTCATAGTGATGTGCATTTATACCTTCTGTTTCGCCACATATTTGACATTCATAGTTATCTCGTTCTTTTATCATTTTAGCCCAGACTGTATAGTCTGGATGTCTGTGGTAGTCTGATTTAAAGTCTCTAGGGTATTCTACCTGCCTATAGATTGAGCAAGAATGTTTGCATTCTTCTGAGCAATAAAATCTACATGCTCCTTTATTTATATTATTAACAGCTGTAATTCTATTATTGACCATTTTTCTTGTTGGCATAAACCATTCATTGCAATTTGTACACCTAACCTGTAGCCAATCCTTATTATCTGGATCTCTTCTTACTTCTTCGCACCAATCTATTTGATGAGCAAATGTGTCATATAATATAATATCAAGCTTAGTTACCCCACCTTTCCATAGATGACAATTTTCACCTTTTCTCTTGTCGTCATCACACTTTGAACACCTATCTCCTGCATTTAAGCCATCCCAATTAATATAATATATATGCCCTCTAGAACATATTGTTATCATCTTAGCTCTAGAATTTACATACTCTGTTGAAACAAGATAATATCCAATACTCTCAACAAAAGCTCTCACTTCTTCTATTGTTTTCTTTGCACGTGGGTCATGACATCTACATCCTTGACGAAAGTTATTCCAAGAAGTAAGATATGTATGCCCCTTATCGCACCTAACTATCAATTTGGTTCTGTTATTTATATATATGTCAGATAAGAGCTCATATCCAACCTCTACCATCTTACTTCTCACATACTCAATCGTTAATTTCTTTCCCATCTCAATTCCTCCTTAATAGGTTAAGGGTTGGGGGTGATTAAGGCACCCCCATTCAGAGTTAATTAGACTCTTACCCTATGTTACGTTTAAACGTGATAAATTAAACTGGTTGCCAATACACTTGACAGAAAAAACCATGCTGCGCCTGCGCCTGCTTTCTGACTAAGGTACAAACTTCCAGGTAATGATGCTACCAAAACCAATGAACTAGCAGCTGCGAGTATACTAGCAGAATTTGTTGTAACCTCCCCAGAAAATATATAAGCATAGTTGCCTACTTTCACATAGCTGGTTGCCTTTACAATTGCACCACTCACATCTCCTGTTACATCTCCTGTTACATCTCCTACCAACGAATCTGCAGTTACAGACAACAGGTTACTTAAGCTCTCCGTTCCATTTAATCCCTGCAGATCTCCGCGCCAGTGACTTGTCATTTTGAACCATCCCCTTTTTACTTTTCCATTTTAGAGTGCGCAATTGCCAAGGGAGGCAACGGCGGTACTACATCGGACAATGTAGATCTCTCTTCCACCACACTAGTGTGATAGGCACTACTTTGGTTTATCTAAAACCCATTCTTTTGCTCTTTTCTCAGTTTTCCCCCGAACTTCCCGAACTGTAAAATCATGAACAGTTACAAGCAGTTCAGCAACACTCAGATTTGGAGTACGAACTACTGACTGTTTTTTCAATCTTTCCACTTCCATTTCTGCTTTGTTCATCTGATGTTGAATCTGAACTTGTACAGGTAAATCCGATCCTAACATAAAATTATGAGCAACGGCCCTCAAGTCTTTTTCTTTCATGCCAAACTCATCCAAGAATCCCTTTAAGGTATTATCTTTCTCTTTTACATCAAATATCCGTTTAGATATTTCTGCAGGAGCTATTCCAGGCACTTCTACAACATTAGCCTCTTCCCCTAAACGATCATTCTCTTCTTTGTCAATATTATGTTTGTTTTTAAGGTGAGCTCCTAAATTAAGGAAGCCCTCGTTGCAGATATTACAATTCTCTTTCTTAGGGGAATTGTCTTTCTCTTTAACTATCTCTGCATATTCTTCCATTGTTTTTTTGTGATAATTCACTATATGGCTTTCTAAATCTTTAAATGTTCTGCTACAAATGTGACATCTTATCATTTCTGTTGTTTCTGTCATTTTTACCTCTTCTCTAATTGTTCTGCAACTGGTTTTGTGGTGTCTACATAAAAAGGCTTGTAATCATCTTCGGTTCCCCACGCTCTATCAATATCATCTCTGTAGGCCTTCATACCTGGACTCTCCTTAGCAAAAGTACCATACAACGTATCCCCGTGTTCCCACTGGTATGCCTTAGACATATCCACTGAAGTTCTTGGAACTGTGTCAGGCAATCTTGGGATTGGGGTACCTGTAGTGATAGACCTATCTGTAAGACTCCTATCAGGATATAAATCATCCTCTGGAGCGATTAGAGTAGATGCAATTGCTGTTTTGGTTCTATTACTGAATGCCATTATTTACGTCTACCGCCTTTACGTGGCTTACAAGTACCTTTACCTCTGCCCGTTTTTGGGCCATTTCCGCGGGGGCCTGTGCCATCTCGGTTGGGCATATAAAATCATCTCCTTAAGATTAATTCCCACATACGTTTCGTTTCTGTAAATCATAATAAGTGCACCCACTACCTGTGTGTGATCTATGGTGACACTCAGCACATAATGTTACACCCATATCAAGGTCTAGTGACTGCATATCATTGACATGTAGGCCTTCATAGTGATGTGCATTTATGCCTTCTGTTTCGCCACAGATTTGGCAGATATGGCCATCTCGTTTTTTTATGAGATCGGCCCAGACTGCATAATCGTGGGGCCTGTGATAATCTTTCTTGAAGCCTTTAGGCCATTCATGTTGGCCAAAGATAGGGCAAGAATGTTTGCACTCTTCCGAACAATAGAATCTGCACTCACCAGCACTTTTATCATTTATGGCTGATAATCTGCAAGTAACCTCACTAGTTTTAGGTATAAACCATTCATTACAATTGGTACATCTAACTTGTAACCAATTCTCATTGTTTGGGCTACGTCTTACTTCTTCAATCCAATCAATTTGATGAGCATAAGTGTCATAGAGGGGTATACCTAATTTAGTTACCCCACCCCTATAATTGGGATTTCCTTCTTTCTCCATTCCAACATATCTTTTATGGGGACATCTTTGTCCCTGCTGGAAACTATTCCAGATCATAGGAAATTCATGACCTTCTGGACACTTAAAAATTAACTTAGTCTTACTATTAATATATTCATCACTTAAAAGTTCATATCCTATATCCTCAGCAAATTTTCTAATTTCCTCTATGGTCTTTTTCTTCTTGCCAACACATTCTGCACAATCATGACCTTGAGAAAGATCATTGAAACTCATAGGAAAAGTATGCCCCTTCTCACATTTAAAATCCAATTTGGTCATACAATTGATATATTTAGTAGAGAGAAGCTTATAACCTAATTTTGCAGCATATTCAGCAACTTCTTCGATAGTTTTTTTCTTGTTGCCTTGACACTCAGGACAAATACACCCATCATTAAAATTATCCCAAGAAGTCTTGTAGGTATGCCCTTCATCGCATAGAATTTCCAATTTAGTACTACAATTTATATATTCCTCAGATAGAAGCTCATATCCAATTTCTGCTATTCTTTCTCTTACATACTCAATTGTTAATTTTCTCATAATATTATCCCCCTAAGATAACCCCTGTTAGTTTAAAGTGGGGAGGGGGGTCAGGAAAACCCCTTTTCGAGTCTAGAATCTCTATCCCCACTTTTGACTATATTATATCACATTTGAACATATATGTCAAGTAAAATCGTATATGTCAAATATGATATAAGTAAAAAAGTTTAACTTGATGCAATATTTGAACAATAAATGCCCCTCCAATTAGTTATGCATCCACCCCAGCGAGTGAAAATTGAAGCAAAATAGTCCTTGGAAGTCTCATCCTGCCAAAAGTCTAACTCGATATCTTGGCGATCAGTTGCCATGAAACCAAACTTGCGTTTCAGCAAGAACCAACCATCAACATCAGTAAGGTAATGCCACTGAAGCGGAGCCACAATACTCTTCAAAACATTCACATCGTTGTCCTGTGATCCAGGAATCAACGTACTATTAAGAATCTCATCGGCAGTAAACTTAAGCGCCGGTGGGATTAACAGAGTATCGGGAGAGATATCTATGATATCCCCTCTCTCATCCCTGTTGTTAGTAGTAGTAAACGTAGTATACGTGGTCTTAATATTAGCCGCAGTCAGCGCCCTAGTCTCAGTATAATTAATATACGTATTACCAACCTTATCAGGATGCGCTGTATCAAACAGAGGAAGACTATCATAAATAAAGTCTCCAGACGAATCGGTAACAACACCAGTAATGGTATTATCAAACGGATCATCTCTCCCTGCAGTTAACGCCCCATGGTTGAAAAATTTAGCGTAGAACTTCTCTTTGGTAATTGGGAGCTGTCTACCCCAAGTACCGACAGTAGTCTGCAGCATATTCCCAACCTTCTGAGCATCCGCAACAGTCTCATAACTCATACGAACAATACGACCAAAAGAACGATTCTTACACACTATGGTGTAGGATTCAATCGGAGTATCGGTCTGCATGTCCTCGCCTTCAGGCTTTTCTAACAACTCTCCAAGGCCAATGGCCGAAGTGAATTGTTCATCGAATTTGTTACTCACTTATTTAAAAGTGGGGCTGATCATTTCTGCCAGCCTCTACATGTCTCCATGTAGTCCAGACTATATCACAGGATTCAATATCCTGGTTAGCGTTAAGAATCTATTTTGTATCTCATACATGGTATAATATACGGTCTTATTATATCAATAAACATCTCATTATGCCTATTTGCTAATCTAAGTCTATAGTTGTATGTACCATCCTTAGACTTCCCAGCTTTATTGATATTCCAATCTAAACCAAAGTTTAGTTTTAAGCTTTTCTTTAAAAGTAATTGATTAGCGTAATCAAAGTTATTAGTGCAGAGATAATATGATCTATTCTCCCCAACCCCTCTATCCTTATTTATTCCACTTGTTCCATCATCCATAAACCATATAGCCAATGCTAAAGGGTTTATTTTCTTGACGAGATACTCATCAACAACTTTCACTTTATCGTAATAAAACCGTTTATATAATTTGGTAAATGATGGATGTCTTAGAGTCCCTAAATGATAACCATGAAATGTTTTACCATTTAATACTCTTGTTGTTGGATGTATTTTAGATGAAGTTATTTCGTCTAAGATGTTTTGTTTCCACAACATGTATTCATATTGAGCTACACAATGTGTCATCTGAAAGTAAGCTTCACCATTCTTCCATCTCTTTGAGATGCACCCATCTCCTAATACCATGCCAATTACTGCACTTCTTAATTCTTCTCTACTTAGATTCATAGTCGTTACACGCTCCTTATAGGATTCGCTCGGTATTGCCTTCAAGAGGTTTTCACCGAATTTAGCTAACTACGCGCATGTTTTGTTTACGCTGCGTCCGAAGGAACAATTTCAAAAAGTTCCTCATAAACCGGAGGCATTTCGGGATAAGCTTCCCAAAAGTACCTGTAAGCATCTTTCTTCCAAAGTGTGTTACCGTAAAATCATTTAAATTTTACTTCTATATGTTTCCATATAGTTCAGACTATATCATACCACTACTTGACTAGAGCAATGGGTGGGGCGCTCGTGTTGGACTTATCAATACAATCATTTTCATCCATTAGTCGTTGCACCTTCTCATCTACAATACCAATTGATTTATTCGATGAGCTTGGCTCAGGATTGTCTTGCTCTTTCAAATAAGAGTTTAGATGTTCCCTGAGTTCACCCCGTTTCACTATAACTTCATTTAAGTAGGTATCAGTCATTATTTCAAATGTCATTCTATTTTTAGCACAATAAGCTCTGGCCGCACAAAATTTAGCTTGATTTATCTCCCAAACTAACTCCATATTAGGTTTAACCTCCACCAAACTTATGCTACCATCACAATAATATATCTCAATATCTGGCCTATACTTCCTAATCATTCCCTCATATAAATAAGGAATTGTATAAGGTTCAACAATAAATTTCTCTACATCGTCTTCATACTCTAAAATTATATAAGCTTTAAGTTCTAATGAAGACCTATAAAATAAAGACTTATTGTTCTTTATAGACAAATAATGCCCCCGTCTATAATTATTATAGGGCCTACCTTTCATATATTTACTCATGTTAAGTTTCTGTAGCTTAGTTCTCTTCTTACCTAACATTCTATTGCGCTGTGCTTCTCGTAATTTTGGAGTTCTCAGATGGTCATACCCCTTTTCACTCATAGTTCTCTTCCACTTATCTATAGCTTCTTGCTTAGGTGTATATCCCATTCTACCTATAGATATATTCTTTCTATGCTCTAGAGACTTGGGTTTTCTCATCTTAGCTCTGGACTCTTCAGAACATCTTGTACCTTTGCATAATACCCCTTGATGTTCCTTAATACAATGTGGTTTTACCATATTATAGGGAGTTCCTAACTTGCCTACTTTTTCGCCACAACCACATTTACAATCAAACTCTACAACTACATTACGAAGAGCTTCGTCATAATTACCAGATTTAATTAAATCATCTGCTAACTTTGTGTAGTATTTATACAACATACTATAAACTTTTGGTTTCTTAACATCAAACATATTAGAGATACTTAAAATACTAATACCATCAACTATATGCAAGAAATAAACCTTTTCTGATGTTAAAATATCCATGTAATTCCCCTACTTAAAGAGTTAAAGACGACCAAGAAATTACTAAATCGTCTCTGTAAACTGACTTCTATGTCATCGCCTTATGTAAGATTGTTTATCTCTTACCTTACCGTTTCCGATAAGAATCGGACTATATCATCATCTCATTAAGATGTAGGGCGCTCATGTTTTCATTACCTCCCTCAACATAACTTGTTAGGGATCGAAAATTAGTCTCTGCACGTTCAAGAGAGTTTCCCCTCAAGCTTCGCTCAGGATTGCCATCATCATTACATGTTAAGGTTTCCCTGAATTCACCCCGTTATTGCCTGACTATTACTAGCCAGCGGTGCAATCACTTACACCTGCCATACTCTAAACACCTCCCTTATACATTTTCCCAATATTTGGGCTTTACTTTCACGAATACTGTGTCATTCGTGTCATCGAAGTCAACAACAGTCAGCATCTCAACAGATGCGGTGTTGCCGATATCGGCATACTGCATACCACCAGAAGTTACAATTGCAGCTCCCTGGCCCACGTTAGTGGCCGTTAGTGAGGTATCCGAACACGGCATTTCAAAAACACCGTTAGCGAGATCGTATATAACAAATACTCGATCAGCCTTGGCTGTTGAACTAGAAGTCCAATAAGCCTGCCCACTATCATCCTTGGGCGTTACTGCCCAACCCATTACCGTAGTAGCTGCATTACAGTCTGCTAATGTAACAGCACCAGTGCTGTCCATAAATACAAACTTTCCACCTCTACGATAAAATACTTGGCTGCTGGCTACAGGATATTCTCTACCCTTGCCATCACCTTCCCTTATTCCATAGCGAATTTCCGCCATTATATATTCACCATCCTTTATTCTAGAGCTTAAACCATAAAGCTAAAGACCATCCGGAAATTGACTTTATAAGTTCTTTCTTTTCTCTTCAATTGCAGCAAATTTAGCATCCCTCAGCTTCTTAGTATCAATTAAATCCTCAACACTAAGTCGCTTGAAATCGGCCTCTTTGATAAGAGCCTCATCTTTTGGGTCATAGCCATCTGTCTGCTTTTGTGTGCTCTTAGTAGTTGTAGACGTCTCTGACTGCTTGGTTCCGGTGCCCTCCGTATTGATCGTAGCTTCTATCAAATTCTCATTGTCCTCATCTGATAGAAAGTCTTCGACCCTCTCCTCGACAGTCTTCTCATCCTTCAATTTACCTTTAGCATCACGTTCCAAAAAAACGAATTTATCCAAATCCGAGTCGTAACTAAATTCTCTCTCAAGCAGCCTAACGACCTGAGATGGATTAAGTGCCTTATGTTTTACAGCCACTTTAGTAATCTCATTCTCAAGCTTAGCTCCTCTCAAAAGATTTATATGCTCTTCTTTTTGTTCTAATTCTTTTTCTTTTTCTTCAACTTTAGAGGAAAGAGCAGTTGTCTCACTAGCCATCTTATCTTTCAGCTTATTGAATTGTCTTTCAAACTCTAATGACTTCCTTTCAAACTCATCTGCATTCTTGAGTTTGTCCTCTTCCTCTTTTTCGGTTACTCCAGTTTTATACTCTTTGAGATCTTTAAGCTCTTCAATCATTGTCTCAATATCAGATTTATCTGGAATATCTTTTATAGTACTCCTGATATCATCCAAGTCTTTTTTAAGCTTACGTTTATCTGTTTTTGCAGAATCCCTTTGTCCAATTACCTTTTTAAGTTCTTCTTTTAGGGAATCAATATCTTCGTCTTTCCCTTCTTTTTTCTTTTTAGCATCCGCTTCTTTCTCTTCAGCTTCTGCTTTAGCCTCCGCCTCAGCCTGAGCTGCTTTCTCTTCGTCTGTCATATTATTCTTTTATCCTCCAATAGATTATTATTTCCTTTTCCTTGCTTGTTTTTTATTTTTAATAGGCTTCTTATTAGCAACCTTCTTTATAGCTTTAACCTCTTTTTCCTTCTTGACAGCTAATTTCTTGGCCTCCTTAAGAGCAGCATTCATTCTAGATTTGTCTGCTCTAATAGCCTCTGCTTCCATTAAGGCATAAGCATCTGATTCTGCTCTCCATTTCCTGTCTTCAACTGTCATTGATGCCATGTTATCCTCCGAACTGTAAATTATTAAATGCTATCTAATCTATCCTGATAACAGTCTTCACACCACCATTCTTCTTTGTTTTCTTCATCTTTCTCCAACAATTCTAGAAACTCATCAAGGTACGGATCTGTGTCTTTAATGGTGGCTTTATTTCCACATTGAAAACATCTCATAGGTTATATTCTCCATTTAACACTGCATATCATGATAGGTACAACCCTCACCTTTGTGTGCTTTGTAATGGCACCCCTCACATAATGTAATACCTATATCAACATCTGCGGACATAAGTGGGTTCTGGAGAATGCCTTCCATATGATGTGCTTTTAGATTCTCTGTTTCTCCACATCGTTGACAAATATAGTTATCTCTCTCTTTCACCAAATTGGCCCATTCCCTTTGAGAAGGTCTCTCCTCATTTGGATTTTGCCCTTTTGGGAATTTCTTCTGCCCATAAATTGAACATGAGTGTTTACATTTGTCTGAGCAATAGAATCTAAGACCACCATTATTTTTAGTAGCACTAACTCTATTTTTAGTAGCAGTAAGTGTTGGCATAAACCATTCATTACAATTTGTGCATCGAACCTGCAACCAATCCTCATTATCTGGATCTCTTCGCACTTCTTCACAGAAATCAATTTGGTGTGCGTAGGTATCATATAAAGGGATATTTAATTTATCAACCCCACCTTTCCAAAGGTAACTCTTATCCCCAGTACGATCCTCATTTGCATCTATAGGACATCTAGTTCCACTCTGGAAATCATTCCAAGTCATGGGGAATTCGTGTCCACGACCACATTTCAATCTCAAATGAGTACTACTATTAACATACTCATTAGATAAAAGTTTATACCCCTCACTCTCAATGTATTCTCTAACTTCCTCTAATGTCTTCTTTTTATTCTTTATGCGTTCTGGACATCTCTGCCCACACTGAAAATTATTCCACCGCATAGGAAACTCATGTCCTTCAGGACATCTCATCCATAATACAGTTTTACTATTAACATACTCATTAGACAGAAGTGTATATCCCTCACCTTCAATATACTCCCTAATTTCTTCGATAGGTTTAAGTTTATTACATTTTGTACATCCACTTATTCTATAACTACCCAAACTCCTTTGAAAAATATGCCCCCTATCTCCACATTTAATCTCTATAGAAGTCTTATTATTCCTATATTCCTTCGATAGAAGCTCATCCCCCCTACTTTCAACATAACTCCTAACCTCTCCTATAGTTTTTCTTTCATTCCCATAATACATACCAATTCCTCCTATACAAGGTTAAAGGGTTGAGGGTGGTATAGCACCCTCATACAGAGCCTGCAGGACTCTTACCCCCAGATTGTTATTTCTCTTTTCTATGACTTGTTCCTTCTTTAGTTTTTTGTTCACTAGTCTTGGTAGTTTTACCTAAGTCTGTATTTGGATTACCACGCTCATCTGTAAGGTTATCTGTATTAGCTGCAACAGGTTCAACTATGCCGTCTCCACTATCAATCTCATTTTCTATCTCAGTACGAACACTTTGAGGACTGGTGGGTATAACTCTTCGCACTATATTCTTCTGTATGGTTTTGTTGAGAACTGGTGAAAAATTATGCTCCATAATATTCATATAGTTTAGAAGTTCCTCTTCAAGAGCTGCAATATCAAAACTGGTTGGATACTTAACTTCTTCAAAACTCTCAACATCCTTACCAAGCTGCATAAGAGCTAACTTAGAGAGGCTGTTTTCAAATTTCTGATAAGACATAGCTTTATCACTCAGGGCTGCATTCACCCCCATAAAGCTCATCTGTGACTGACGACCTGAAGACTGGGTGTAAAGATCTGAAGTTCCACCAACAAGTGAAGCAAGGCGAAAACACTCTTTCACCAGATCAGTCGTCAATCTCCATACTGTTGCTATAATTTCTGCGTCTGGAGAAATGTAAGCAGGCATAGTGCGTGATTCTGAACTATAAGTCCACACGGATGACGTACCAAGTTTTACTAACGGATTAGCCGTTCCGTCCTCTGCGGCCTCGGCCAATGAGCCATCATCGGGAACCACCAATTGGCTAAATGCCTGGCGTGCAATACTTTCTGATATGAGAGAACAGAAATTCATTATCTCTCTATTTATGAATACAACGTCCTTTATCAGCGACTCGCCAATTTTGTCATCACCATAATTGGCTGTGTGATACATTGTCGCAATGGGAACCACCCCTAACGGGTTATCCCCTTTCGAAGGGGTACCGTCATCAAACTTTACTGACTCACCATCTTCATTCTGGATCTCCCAATTTTCTGTAGTGATAAGCTTATAGTGAAGCTCCTCTTCTCTCTCTACCGTTGGGTCCAAGTCTCTGTAGAAAACTGATTCTATGATCACCCATCGGAATCGTCCTTCTTTATCAAGCGACCAATCTCTTAGCTGGTGCGGATATATAATACTGCCATACGGATTGATATTCCCATTTCGCACATCGGCTTTTGACATTTTCCGCTTAGGCGATATGGGCATGTCAACTAGGCAGTGGATGACTCCGAATGTGGATGCGAAATAGCCTGCGCGTCTCACTAATTCGCTGATTGGTGTACCTCTACCATCTGCGTTAAGGCGGAATGGTGCTAAGTCTGGATTCGGAGCTCTTTCTACAGAAGTGCGAAATATGTAGTTGTTATAGATAGTTGGAAGGAGATCACATAGATTTAAGAAAAAAGCCCTATCGAGACGGTCAGAGTAATCAGTGCTATCTTCCAACCTGTGAGAGAACAGGTTCTCATCTGTGATGAAGCTCTCTCCACCTTTAGCCGCATCTTTATACAAATCCCAATTGTCTATATTATCATCATAAAGTGGATGGGTGCGCTCACTCAATTTAACATCTGCCATATTTATATCATTCCTTTTTGGAAGCGGGTAGAGGATTTGCACCCCTGACTGTGGCTTATGAGACCACCATCTTACTCCTTGACCAACCCGCGAAAATGTTGTTTTAAATAGTCATTATGTCGCAATATAACGATCATTATGTCGCAATAGAAGAATATCTCGACATTTATAGTGTAGCTTTAAAGATATATAGATGTTGGATCAAATTCGTAGTTTCGTAGTTCTGTAGTTGAGCAGTTTGGTAGTGAGTGGGCTCCGTCGTGACATTCTTCACAGAGTAAGATACCGTTATCAAGGTCGGTCGCAAACATAGGAGCACACTTAACAGGATCAATATGATGAGCAAAAATTGGTACATCTGTTCTACCACACTTCTCACATTTATAACCTCTTTCTTCCAAAAGGAGATTTCGCCATTCTCTCTGTAATGCGGAGTCTCGTGTTGGCTCTGGTTTGAAGCCTTTTGGCCATTCGTGTTGACCGAATATAGAGCAGGAGTGTTTGCATTCATCTGAGCAATAGAATCTATTTTCACCCCTGCCAATACTTTTTATTCCGTCTATTCTAGATTGTACCTTAGTAGTTTTAGGCATAAACCACTCATTACAATTAGTACATCTAACCTGCAACCAATCTTCATTGTCTGGATTTCGTCTTACTTCCTCACAAAACTCTATTTGTGAAGCATAAGTATCATATAGCGGTACGTTTAATTTAGCTACTCCACCTTTGTAATTAGGACTAGTGCTTCCACTCTTCCTCTCTCTATTACATTCTGAACAATTGCGTCCTTGCTGAAATACATTCCACATAGCTTTATAAGTATGTCCTTTAGGACATTTAAATACTAAAGGAGTTTTGCTATTAGCATACTTTCTAGATAGAAGTTCATATCCTCTACTTGCAGCATACCCCATAATATACTCTATTGTTTTCTTCTTTTTACCAAAACACTTCCAACATCTAGATCCCTGCTGAAAATTACCCCACGTAGGGTGATAAACATACCCACACTTACACCTAATTGCTAATTTAAAGGAACTATCAACATATTCATCGCTAATACACTCGCATTTTCCATTAGTTAGTCTTAGAGTCTCTTCTTTAACATATTCTATAGTCAACTTTTGGGTATCTACACCATCAATCCTATATCTTCCCTTACGCCCATTCTGAAAGCCCTTCCAACTCAGAAGAAACTTTCCTCTTGAACAAGTAAATAATAATTTACCGCGAGCATTTTTATACTCATCACTAAGACATTCATATTTCCCATCTGTCAGTCTTTTAGTCTCTGCCTTAACATACTCAATAGTTAATCTCTTTCCCATCTCACTACCTCCTACATAAGGTTAAGGGTTGGGGGTGATGTAGCACCCCCATTCAGAGTTTATA